TGCTGATTTACTAAAAATGCACTAGCTTGTTCTAGTTGAATACCTGCTCTTCCAACAAATATACGAAATTCAGGATTTTCTTGAACTTCTAAATCAGTTCTAGTTTTACCAACTAAAGGACCTTTACTTTCATACCAAGTATCACTATTAATTAAAGCATCATCTTCAATATCAATAGTATATTCTTTACTTTTTAATATTTGTTTTCCACAATCAATACATTCAGTTTCATCTCCTTGCCCAATTCCTCTTTGTGCTATTTTTAAAATTAAGTCTGAACGTCTTAAAAAAGAAGAAGCTTTATCTTCATTTTCTGCAGTTTTCTTAAGTTCATCTGGAGAAAGATAAACCATAGAATCCATAAGCCATTTCATTCTACATCTAGCTTGAATTTGCAAAGTAACACCGCCAGTTGCTGAACAAGTTACTTGTTGATTTTCTATTACTCCTACAAACGTTCTTACAAGCAAACCATTTTTAAGATCTGATTGAACTACAGCTCTAACTTCATTTATAAAACCAATCCAAACACAAAAGTCTCTTTCATAACTTAATACTTCTGGTACTTGGGGTGGTACTTGACCTTGTTTAAAAGAACATGTAAGAGCAATAGATGCTGTAGAAGCAGCCCAAAACCTAGTAACCATAATTTTACATCCAGATACTAACCATCCAGGTGTATCTGAAGGATTTTGAACTATACCTTCTGCACTTACAATTGCGTTACCAGAAATAATTGTTCCTTTTAAATCTGTTATAACAGCAACTGGAATAGCTCCATTTTTAAAATGACAATTATCACCAAGTTCAGAACCTTTGTAAAAATCTCTAACAACTAAAGGATTTGCAATAGCGTTAGCAATAATATCTGGCGTTCTATTAAGTCCAGTTTTAGCTTTAAGTAAATCTCTATCTTTTCTTGCCATTTAAATTTAAAAAAAAATCCGACTAACATAATGTTAACCGGATTTTTATATTTGTATCTGATTATTAAAAACCGTCAGCAGTACCATTACTACTTAATACTGTACTAGATACTCCAATTGGTCTTCCTGCTTGACTACCAGCTAAACCTTGGTTAACTGTACCAATGTTCTGGAATGAATCTTGAGCAGTCTGAGTTGAACCTAGAGCTGTACCAGCCCACACAGAAGTAGTAGAAACTTCTTCAATGCCTTCAGCTAAACCTTCCCACCTGTTAGCTATTACGTTACGACCAGCAGTTGCACCAAAGGTTAAACTGTCAATTTTGCAATTAGATAATCTAATTTGACCTTTCGCTTTAGGCTGACTAAACGTACCAGCTTGCGAAGGATAAACTAATAATCCGCCATTACCGACAGAACCACGACCTGCACTTACAGTGTTGTTAACTCTATCTAATTCTGGTGCGTTAATTTCAAACACAATTTGGAATCTAGAGTTACGTGAAAGTTTAAGTTCGCGAGAAAGAGTACTAATACCAAAGGTTTGTTGAAGAATTCGTACATCAATCATTCCTCGTTCAAGTACCCAACCTATTTGTAATTCACCATCTAAGTAACGGGGAATACGTTGATTGAGTTCTAGATAAGGTTCTGTAGCATTTTGGACAGTGACTTGAACTGATGTAAATTCTCCTACAAGGTTGTATTTACCAGTTGCTTGGTCTAAAACCCAAACACTAGCATCATAACCTTGAAAAGGATCGAGACCTGCGTTATTAACAACGGCTCCGCCTATAGTACTAACACTATTACCGTTGGTTGATGTTAAAGATGGACCTGCTATGTATGTCATATATTTTATAAATGTAAATATTTGTTAGTTAGTTTTTCAACTAACTAACTTTTTTATTAACGACCAACCGAAGTTGTTAAAGAGAATTCACTAGTAATATCTCTTAACAAGTCAACGTTGATGAAGTCAGCAGGAAACACAGGAGTATATGTTACACGAACGTTTAGATAACCTCGTGAAATATCATCAATTGTGTTATTGGATTCATCACATATCGTTGGTTGATATGTATAAATCTGACCACCACGCATTAGTGTACGAAGATATGCATCTATTGCACTAGCAACACGACTACGAAGTCCAGCATCATGTGGAAGTGAACGTACCCATTGAAGATTACGATACAAATCCATAATGATTTGATCTGCCAAACGACGTATAGCAACCCACTTAGTAGTTGGATCACTTGAAGTTGTAAGACCATTAAGAAACTTATACAGTTGCATTCCGTTATCGAAGTGTAATACTTCAATACGACTTAACGTTAAAGAGTTAAGGTAAGATGGGTCATTCTTAGTATCAGTGCGTAATACTCCATTAATACTTTTACCAGCATACACCGCCGCAGGCGATACATGAGGAGGAATAGAAGCAAGGATACCAGCATAGAATCCATCAGGAGAAGTAGAAACAGAACGTACTCCTGCCATGCGAGTAAATCCAGAAACTACCACTAAGCGGTCACTGCTAATACCAGCAGTAACTGTTTCACTTCTTGATGCTGACAAGTTAGGAGAAGTAGCAACAACAGATACTCTTAATCCATTAAAAGTAGTTGATTGTTCAGCTTGTACAAGCAGTTCAGTAATTGCACGTTCATAACGAACGTCTCCAACATTTAATGAAGCAGCACAAAGAATAGCAACATCTTCCGTTTCTAAACGACGAATAGCATCAACATAATCATTGTCACTAGGGGCAGTAACTTTATAATCAACTGGTTCATATCCATTTTGAAGATATATTCCAGTTAAGTACGCTACACCACGATGAGCAGGATGCAGAGGATTGTTGATTTGAATTGAATTTTCCAGTGCTGATAGAGGAGGAGCAACACGTTGAGGAGTTAGATCAAAAGTAGAAGTTGCAATCTCACTAACTAGATTCTCATAAACTGGAACAAAATACGCTCGTATTAGCTTAGAGTCTGCAGTTTCTCCATATAAACCAGTTTCTTTATCAACTGTGTAGTTGGAAAGAAGAAAAGTTTCAGGAGGATTTACTACAGCATTATTAATTGCAGCATCGTCTCTTACGTCTATTCTGAATTTTCCTGGAGGTGCTGGACGTACAGTAACTCGAATATTGTTTCCACTAACTCCAGGAGATAGAGATTCAATATAAACTAAAGCATTTCCGTTAGCATCATACAAAAAGCGAGAAGCGCTTTTCATTCCATCACGACCACCACTCATTGGAAGATTAGTGTCGTAAACAGCGCCTGAAGCACCAAATAGAATGTCTTGTGGACTATCAGAAGACACAGTGCGAGTTAATTTATAATAAACTCGATTAGCTTCAATTGATTGGAAATTAGTTGTAAATGAAACGCTGTTAGGAACTAATGAAATATTAAGGTCTACTCCATCAAGTAAGCCCATTACAAATTCATTTTTAAGCATTTCTAATCTAAGATTGGTAAGAATATCTGAAGAAGATGTTCCACCAATAAATGCTTTACTAGTAACTGGGAAGCCAGGAGCATTAGCATCAGTTTCTCCAATAGATACTGACGTTTTAATAAACGGAACAGTGAATACTGAACCAGGAATAAGTTCCATTGGATCACTGTTGTTGGTGTCTCCCAAAGCAACTTGAATTCCAGTATTAACTTCAGTTATAACACCAGCAGCATTATTTAAAAACTTAATATCTTGAAAAGTTTTTACCAAATTACCAACAGTAAAGAAACCTTGAGCACTTCCAACTACATCATACGTGTTTGTTGAAATAGTTGTACTTGGCAAAAGACTTCCACTTGGAGTGCGATACTGATAACGTAAAATATAATAATCAGTTCCTGTAGGAGCACCAACAACTACCGATGTTGGAGTTGCTGTTACAGCACCAGTTATAGTTCCTTTAACATAAAAAGAATACACACCAGTTGCACTTTCATAAGGATATGAAAGAATTTGTAAACCGCCTACTGGAAGAGCAGTCGTACTAGCGTCAGCAACATCTTTTGTTATAACTAAACCAGGCTTAACTTTACTTCGTACAATAGCTGTTCCTGCAGAATCGGTAGAAGAACTAATAGAAACTAAAGAAATTCCACTAGCAGCAATATCAATAAAACTTAAAGTTACTGCGGCTGAAGGAGTAATTGATGCAAGAACAATTTTTTCTTGAATAGTTGCATCAAAATATCCAATTCCTTCAAATACAGGAAGAAATTGAGATATTGAATTAATACGAACTGGTGAACCAATATATACACCAGGTCTAATAACTGGAGAACCAACATAATTAATGTTTAATGTTAAACCAATGGTTTTTGGACCAGATGGCGAAACATGAGCTTCATTAATTGTTGGATTAGTTCCAGATTGCAAACTAACTGTTCCGACTGCAGAACGTGCCGAAGGCATTACTCTACTGATAGAAAAGTTTGTTGCACCTTGCAACATTGCTTGTCTAACAAAGATAGAACCAGCAGAGTCATCTTCAGAAAATAAAGCGTTAAATTGTTGTCGTGAATTAATTTGAATTGGACCTTGAGGACCTTTATTAAATACACCAGCTAAACCAATAGTATTTCTCCATTCGGGAGTAAAAGGAACAGGACCAATAGTACTTTCATTAAATTTAATATTTGGGAAGGCGTAATTACTTCCAGGTACTGAGGTTGTCATATATATGTTGTATAAACCTAACTGAATAATATCGTATTTCTCTTTAGTTAATCTAATCGAAAAATGTTATCGAAAAATGAATCTTATTTAATCTGATATGATTATTTCTTCAATTGTTTTTAAATTGCCCCAACCTCCTGGTGGAAATACTACGAATTCTACTAATAACCAAGCAAAATGAAAATAAATATCTGAACTAGTTCTATTCCAAGAAGTAGTTGGAAAATCAAATTCTTTAACAAAACCATCTCTTATAGAAAATGGTAATAAAGTTGGCATATCATTTACAACTAAACGAAGTAAATCTAAATATTCTCGTAGGATTTCTTCTCCTGGATTTATATCTACTTCTATGTTTATACTTTCTTGATATAAATTAGGGTCATTAAAATTATGAACGCCTACAATTTTATTTCCATATAAATCCATCAAATTTTGTTCACGAGTTCTAACATTATATCCGTGAGGTATTTGTAAAAAATCAGAACCAGTACTTGACATTACATCATATTTATATGTTGCAGTATTATTAATAGCTACGTCTTGATAATTTAATTGAATAACTACATTATAAGTAGCTTCCTGATAATTACTATTTCTAGAATTATGGCTTAAAGTCATTGGTTTAAAAGCAACACTTTTTCCACCAGACTTTGCTCTCAATCCACTAGAAAATGTTCTACTAGAATAGTAAGGAAATACGTCTAGTACTAAGCCAGGTTCTTGTAATTCAATACCATCATAATTTCTATATTTAATTATCTTAACTTCTTCTTTTTGTTCATCAGCACCTACAATTGGATAATAAATTTCAGGGTTTATTATTCTAGGATGAGTCGCTATTGAACCAAGTACTGCGTTAATTAATTGTCTAACTGTTGGTGCTACACGCTCCATTACAAAAAGTTCCTTGAATGATAAGTAGCATCTTTAAATAAATCTTTTAATGGACTACTTTCTTTTAAACGTAATACTTTTGGTTTTGATAAGAAATTAGTTCCTGAAGAAGTAGGATTATCAATACTAGTTGCAGATAACCTAAATTCGTAATGTGTTTCAACTCTAACTGTTTTTGGCAACGAAGAAAATGGTGTTACAGGTCCATTAAGATTTCCAACTGAAACTAATATGTCAGATGGTATTTGCAATAAATCTAGTATCATCCACACCTGTGGATTCATAGCATTAAATGCTACTAATTCTATTGCTGTCATTGCATTTGCACTACTAGGATCGTCGTTACGAATTAATGCACCTAATGCTTTACTTGCACTTTTATTAATAAACAAAGCGTTAAGCAAAGCTAAAGCTAATTTTGATGGTCTATATGAATCTAAATTAGCTTGTATTACTGGATCTGCGGATGTTTCTCTTTCAAAAAGAACAGTAACAGCATCCGATTGTGTAGGACTAATTCTATATATCAAAGACGTGCTAGCCCAAGTAGCATCTGATATAATAATTCCCGACTGACTTAATACTTGATTACCAGAGTTTACTGGTGCTCTTTTAAAATAAAGGACAGTTGGATTACCAGTTCTGTTTGCAGAATTTTGTATAGCTGTTGTGGTTTTTCCTTGTTGAACAGTTAAAATAGCTGAATTAACTTCACCTATCCCCATCCATTCTGCTTCTGTACCCCATTTAAAAGGAAGATCTTGTTTTATTGTATTTTCTAAATTAACTATACGAACAATAATAAGTTCGTTTTGAATTGTTGAATCTCTGTTTCTTGCAGAAAATTCTATTCTATGAAATTTATTTTTGCCATCTATTATAGGACTTGCAACAATATTTCCTTGATTACTAACTAAAGTTTGTGTATTGATAGCATCAGCTATCGCAATAACAATATCACTTGTAGTAATGTTTCCACTAAACGAACCAACAGAAATCCAAGATGGCGATAATTCTGTTGATAAAAATATACTTATATTAAGAGTACTATTTAAAGAAAAACTTCTATTCTCGAAAAAGAAAGCTTGATTAACAGTACCATCTAATTTATTAACAGAAGATATAGCTTCTTTTAATATATCAGGAACTGATATAATTCGATCTAAATCAGCTAATGCTTGTGTTTCTAATACATCAGCATGTTTAGCTTGTTCAGGAATTTGAGCTAATTGCCCAATAATAACACTTGCTGCTAATGCTGCTGCTACTCTTTTTATTCCTTGAACAAATATATTATTTTGTCCATCAATAAAAGTAGTATCATCAGGACTGAGAGGACCAAACATAGCTTCTTTAACTTGTTCTAATGTTGGGAATAATCTCAGTCCAGTTTTGTCTCTTGAAGCAGCTAAAACTAAAGCTATACGAGGATCTGCATGTTCAATTATACAGAAATATATTTCTTTAGTTGTTTTCTTTTTTAAAAGAACACTATGTCTACGTACAGTATTTGCCATCTCTTTTAAAGATGGCGATAAAGATTCTAAAGTTGTATCAACTAATGTATCAACAACATCTTCAATTGCAGCAAAAGCTGGATTGCCATAAGAAAATCTATCATTAAATACTTGTACGTTTGACATTATATTTTAGCTTTCTTAGCTTTAGGAGCTTGAATAATAGGCTGTTCTGGTTGAACTTCCTTTTCATCAGCTTCAATAGATTCAACTTTTTCATCAACAGTTTCATTCATTGTTTCTGATTGTTTTTCAAAATCAACCTTAAACTTTGTTTCTGGAATAATTTCTTCCTCAATTGGCTTATCTGCAGAGATAATTACTACACGATTTTTATAAGGAGAATTAGTACCAAAATAGATATCTGCTGTATCTTCGCCTTTAATTTCGAAAACTCCACCTGCATCAAACGAACGACGCTTTCCATTTTCTACAATTGTAAAAGGTGACAGCGCCATCAATGTATATTTACGATTCTTATCCATGTTAATTAAGTGTTGTATTTTTAAACTCGTTACATTAATACTACAAGAATATTAATGTAACGAAATAATCGGTTATAGATTAACCATGTCTTGCTTAGAATAACTACTAACTACAGAACCAACACTCGATGCATACGAAATAGTAGCAATGCGAATACTGGCACTTTGACGGGCTATAGCAGCACCATAAGAAGCCATTTGTGCACTAAGACCAGAACGATGATAAATATCGCCTTCTGGAACAATAGAAAAATTGGCAGCAGTTACTGTTGGAATCACAGAATTAAATACTAAACCCATTTGACTCTCAGAAATAGGTGGTGACATAACAGGATTAAAAGCAACCCATGCTGACCCGTTATATTCATAAAAGTTTTCAACAACTTTATCACCTTCCATCGAATCAAGAACACGCATGTAACGCATTCCAGTCGTAGGATTTCCAGGAGGAGTAGGGGATGCAATTAATCGGCGAGTTGGATTTAGATACAAATCAAATGTTACAGGACCTGCAACAGTTAAATCAATACCACTAATAACTTCAAGTCCAGTAATTGCAGGAACTTCAATTATATTTCCATCTAACGTAATTTTACCAGCAGTAAGATTTAAAACAGCAGTACCAGTTGTTGCTGCTTTTACAGCAGGGCTACCAAAAGCAACTCGTAAACCGTGGGATACTCCTGAAGTGGGATACATCATGTGCCCACCATTTAAACCTTGTGGAAATAGATGCGGATCGACTCTTAAACCAGGCATATTTTTTATTTTAATAAAGTACAATTGGTAGTGCTTTTTACACACTACCTAGTTAATTAGAATGTTCCAAAACCAATATCAGCGGACATGAACAACTTAGCTTCAACGTCAGCTTCTTCGCAAACTTCAAGAATAGCAATCCAATGAGGATACATAACGTAAGGTAGGAAAGCGTTCCCCATTTGCATAGCCATTCCAGGAGCTCCTGGGATTAAAACATTGGCTTCTGTACGAGTCCACATACCTGGAGTAGAATCTGGTGATTCTCCCATGCAGAATTGTGTATAACCTAAAGTGGCTGAACGGTCAGAAGAATGAGTTCGAGCAACTAATGCAACTTTATTAGGAGACCACATTTGCTTAACAGCAGATTTTGCATCGCGGTCAGCACTTGGGTCACTATATAAAGAATCCACCAAGATGATGTTAAGCCCAGCAATCGAAGTAATGTCTCCAGAAACACTATAAGAGATGAAAGGATTACCAACACTAGAACCTAATGAAATAGGAGCAGAAGCACCGTTTAGTACTGCAACTTGACCTGCTGCTGATTTAATACTTGTATTCTCTTGAAGAATAGTATACAAATCACGAGACATAACAATGTCAGTAAACACGTTCTTGTTTGTAGAAGCAAGATATTGCTTAATCAAACGAAGTGTACGAACAATGTCTGCATTAGGAGAAGTCCAAGGAACTCCAACTTTATTATCTAACGAAGAGAAGTACATTGCTTCTGTACGACCTTTGTTATTAGTCAAAGCTTTATCAGCAGTATAACCATGTCCAGCAGAAGCAGCAGCACTCAATGTTGCATTCCAGCCATCATAGCGGAACATGTTATGAGCAGGAACTTGTGTTGAAACATTGATAGACAAGTTACTACGTGGATCAGTATGATTAATACCACCTAGAAGAGCTTTAACCCTAAAAAATTCAACTGTACGATTATGGCGATTAACCATTTTTTGTACAATTTTAGCTAGAAATTCAGTAGGAGACCATGATGCGTTTTCTGATTCAGGTCGGCGAAGTTGATTCAACAAATGTTGATCAATATAGTAATTATCACGAACATATATAGGAGAAAAATAACGTGTTTCAATACGATCGTTTTCTACATAACCATCTGTTGGTACACCAGGCATAACGATTGGCATTAAACCCAATCCTTGCTTAACTGTACGAACAATAATATTTCGCTCTGGGATTACTTCAGTTGGGAAAAGGAAAGCGAGAGATTCTGAAGAAGTTTCTTCAAAACTTTTAGCAAGTTTTGTAAGAGCCAACGATCCCAAAGCAGGAACGTCGCCAATATATTGATAAGGAGAAGAATTAGGTTCGTACATTTTTATTTAATAACTTTGTTACGTTCAATAATAGCAGCATAAGGATTAGCATCAGTAACGCGAGTTGTATCTGAAGTTAAACCTTGTTGAGTAAACAATTGAGCTTTAGCATTAGCAACCATTTCTAATGAAGAAAGAATATCTTCTTCAATAGTTTCGCCAAGATTGGAATTATTAGAAAGCATTTGTATATGCTTATCTTTTACTTCACGAGGCAAAGCAAGCTTTTCGATTCTGGCTACTTTCTTTTCTAGTTCAATATGACGCAACTTTTCAGATAAAGCAACGATAAGTGTTTGCTGTTCTGTTAGTTGTTCCTTATATGAATCTTCTACTGCAACTAAACGAGTTTCAGTTTCACTAAGTTTTAGTTGAAGACTTTTATTGTCTTCTGTAAGCTTTTGTTCTTGGGAATCAGACATAATTTCTTCTTGATATTGTGTAAATGTAAATAAATCAGCATCCGTCTGATTCTCAGACAATGCTAAAACTCGTGGTAAATTTGGAACAAATGGTTTATTAGTTAAAGCCATTGCCATTAATACAGTACCAACTGACTTGCCACTTCTTTTGGATATATAGTTCCGGAGAAATTCTCCAGAATTATATCTATATCGACCATTACTAACAGCATCGTAACATGAAGAATTAACTATTTCCCATGTTGAGTATAATGCGTCACCTTCTTGTTCAATAGAAGATAAAAAACCTTCAGCAGGTTCTCCAGCAACAGTTTCATATTGATTATTACCACTCTTAACCATTCCGTCTTTAGTATGTCCTAAAAACAAAGGTGGTTCAAAGCCTAATTCATTAGAATTAAAATTAGTAATTATATCATCAAAATCTTTTTGAGTAAATGTAACATGCTTATATAAAGGATGTTTCCAACTGCCAATTCTGGCAATACCCAATCTAATATGTTTTTTATCGTTACTTACTAAAATTGTATTAATATTACTAGATATTTCAGGTTCAATTTCTTGTGAAAACTTTTCTACTTTAGAAGTATCTTCGTTAGAAATATCATCACTATCTTTATTTAAAATATTACTAGATATTTCAATTTCTTGTGAAAACTTTTCTACTTTAGTAGTGTCTTCGTTAGAAATATCTTTATTTAAAACATTACTTTCTTCTTTGCAACAATATAAATTATCCAAATATGAGCATGTTTTTATAGCGTCATTATGAACGCTTACTTCCAGCATTCGTTTTGCTGAAATGTAAACATAGGAAATATTAGATAATTCTTCTAAATAGCAAATAAACATCAAATATTCTTTTGAATCAAGAAACTCAAAAGATTTAGAATAAATTAAATCATCTAGCTTCCAACTACTTAATGCATCTTGCTTTTGTACAATAAACATGTGTAAGTCGGAAAAACTCATTCCTTCTAATTCTTTGATTGTAAAAACATCTAGAATTTTTAAAGAACTAGTATCATCTGATAATTTAATATTTTCTGACGCGGCTATTTTTAAATCAACATCTTGTTTACAGGGTGTTAATTCAACATCTTGTTCACATGGTGTTAATTCAATAGGTTCAATTGTACTATTATTTTGTTCTGCAAGAATAAACTCTCGCAACATTTCTTTATCAACATCCATTTGGTTAAAAGATTAGTAGCCTTTAATGTTATTAATTCCAAGAATATCAAAATACACCATACACATCTATTTAATTTAAGATGACCATTTCTCTAGCATACACACTGGCAAAATACGAATTCTTAAAAAAAATTATAAATAATGTTGAGATTTTGCCTGAAAATACTTTTAAATTAAATAATTTAGAATATAAAGTGCAACCTCTAGTTATTGATAAAAAAATAATATCTCAAGCTATGTATTTATTAAACATAGAAATAAATGAAAATTATTTTGCAACTATTAAATCTATTCTTTTGTTAATGGATGAAAAAATGTATTCTTGCTTTATTGAAAAAGAAACAAAAAATGAAATTAATTTATCTATAACTTTATCCAATTCTTCCATTACTAAATTAATTGTAAAAAAAGATGAGGAAACAAAAAGTAATTATATTGCTGCTGATATGCTTTTAAATGGTTGGAAAGTTATAGTATCAGATAATGTGAATTTAATAGGACCTCTAGGAACAGTTTATAGTTTTTCTAGTAGAGATTGTTCATGTCAAGAATTTATTAAAAGTAGAAAACCTTGTTGTCATCTATTACTTCTAGAATGTGTACAAAACAATAAAAAACTTTTTAAGTAATTTGAGGAGTTGAAATACCAGCGGGTCGTCCACGCTGACCTTTCCCTTTTACTTTTCCTTCCATTGAACGATCTCTTGAAGGATCTACAACACCAATGGACTTACTATTATCGTCTTCTTTGTTAAATTCAGCTAAGTTAGGATTACGAGGATATATAATTAATTGTTTAATATATTCTAAATCTTCATTTGACTGTTGTCTAAAGTTGGTACTAACCATTTCTCTTACCATTTCCCAATCACTAGCATTAGTGGGTATTAAATAACCGTCTTGGGTTAATCCTTTTATCATTTGCATTAAAGCAACTTTATCTTCTGCTCTTGACGTTGCATTATTATAAGGTAAGGTAGGAGCAATTTTAGCAGATTCTCTTGCAAAATTATATTTAATTACATTAAAGAAAGTCTGATTAACAGCAGGTTGAACAAACTGACTAACAAAAGAAGAAACAATTTTATTGAATACTTCAATATGTTTTTCTAATGCTTTACCATCACTATTAGGACCACTATTGCTTAGTCCAAACGGAACTAATAAACCTTTAGCAATATTTTGGTCACACATATCAATTGCACCAGAATACATATCACCATGATTGTTTCCAGTAGTAATTACTTTTACTTCTGGTTTCATATCTTTGTTGTGTTGAGGTAGTATTAAAACATTACCTTCGCCTGTTGATATATTATTGTTTAATTGTTGTTCTAATAATTGTTGATCTGAAAGTGTAACTTCTTCTCCAGATTCTTCGTCGTATTCTGCATGAGTAGCTGCTGATGATGGAAGAGTAATTGCAAGTAAAGGATTACCAAATTTATCTAAAGCTTCTGTCATCATTGCTAACAAAGCTTCTTTCAACAAATACCAGCGATACACACCTTCTATTGCTGATTGACCATAATAATTATTAAAGTCAGAATCATTAGTTAAAATAGCTATTTTCCATAAACTAAGTTGTGTTTCTCCAGTCTTCGAATTTCCATAAATATCGTTCTGGTAAACTCCACTTTCAAAACCTTCCCAAGATGGTTCGTTTTCTGTTAAACGTCCTTGTCTATTTGTTCTGATTTGAATAGTTGCAGGATGATATGTAATTAAATCTTGAAGGATAACATTTCCTTCATAAAGTTCATACAAGTTTTCAGTAATACTGAAACCAGCCCATAAAGACGTTTTAATCATAGTCTTTAAACGCTGTTTGTAATCTACTCCATGCTCATTTAGCATGTATTGAATATTTGCTCTTAAAAATGACTGTATTTCTTTGTCTGGATGTTCTATCTCAGACAACGAGCCAATAATTGCGTTTAATAAAATACGTAAACAATATCTAACTTGCGTATCATATCTTGTTACTGTTTCGTATTCAAGTAAATTTTGCAAGAGAGGGCGGTGCATTCCATGAAATGTTTGACCGCCCTGTTGAGCTAAATTTCTTTTAGTTTTAAGTTGTCTTCTAGTAAATGAAATATCAGCTAACATTACTTGCTCATAATCCTGGATAAGTTACTTGTTACTTGATGAGGTAATTTAACAGAAGATGTCAAGTTTTTACTTAACTTATCTTCCTGTTCTTTTATAGACTTACTTCTTTGTTGGAGTATATCATTTACTTCTAGATAAAAACCATCTTGAATTATACAAGTCAAAGTCTCCCATTCTTTTAAAGAAATGTTGAGTATCTGACTTGTTGTTATCCACTTATCTAAATTACTCTTTTTTAAAGCTTTTCTACAATGTTCATCGTGAATAAAATTCCACTGAACAAACTCATCTTCACTAGCATAAGAAATTGGATTAAATAAATATCCTATATAATGTTCAGGATAATAACATGTTCTACTTATAATTGAAAAATAATAAAAATGATCTTTTTCAATTGAAGAAGGATATAAATCTAATCCAAGTCTATATGTTGTTAAATAAGGTATTAGTCTTTCTTCGAGGGCTTGTCCTCTTTGGGAGATAAAGTAGTACTTACTGAGCCTTTCTTCCTTAGCTGCTTTCCCAATGATTTAGCCTCTTCACGTGTTTCTGTTTCTAAATAAAACATAGAAACAAAAACTCCTAAAACAAACTGTACGTCAATCCATTCCCAAGTATCTAAAATTTCTAATGGATTTAAACGATTATATCCAACTGGATTTCGGTTAATATGAGTTAAACAAGATGCAAAAATTAATTCACTTTGGTCACAACCAAGTTCTGGTTTCCAAAGCCGATAAGCATCTACATGGCTAGCTTGATTTGGTGCACCAAAATTAACTGTTAAGTCAGAACCAGAAGGAAGAACAGAAGCTGGTACTGAAAAATAATTATCTTGAGTCTTTTTTAGTTCTAATGCAATATTGCGGATATCTTGAGCATCTGTATCTGGGTTTAGTGTAAACGCCTCGTAAAACAAAGATACTAAATACTGAATATCAGCAGTAGGAAATACTTTAATTTTATCAATTGGATCTTTGATAAATTGTTGTTGCGGAGCTTGACCATCAACTTTTTCTAAGCACATTGCAATTAACAATTCTTCAAAGCCATATCCAAGTGCATCATAAATATCTCGTGAATTCGCATTTTGACCCATTGGCATAATGCGACGCATTGCTTCTCGGCGGTCTTTATATAGAGGACGGCGAAAGGTTAATTCGTATGCTTTGCTAGGAAGTTGTTCTTTAGTTACAGTGAAAAATTCGGTGCTAACAGTCATTTAATTTAAGTTATTTACTATCTTTCTAAATTGTTGAATTTTTCTAAGGGTTTATCTGTTCATATTTAAAGAGCAGATAGGCATTCAAAAATAACATAATTTTAAAGAAGTACTGCAATAATTGTTAACCGTGGAAGAAATTGACCAAAATATTAATGAAACAGATTTTGGTGATGATAATACCAATTCTGATGTAAATCCAGCTTCTACGACTCTGGATGATTATTTTGCCTCCATAGGTGGAAGCAAAGTTTCTGATTTAATATCGTCTACTGAAAGTATTCCTGAAGCTGACTTATTTCGGAGAATACAAAGTTATTCAAATAAATTTGGAGAATTATTAGATAACAGCACTTCTTCGAAAGCTTTATTTGCAAGAAATGCTAATGCAATTATTCGTTCATCTCCAAGTATTCTTAAAGTAAGAGAACGAACTTCTTTTACAGCGCAAAGTTTAATAAATAAAAGTTCTACTAAAACTCATACGCCTTTTTATTCGAGACCTGATGAAAGTGTTTACACAGGTTTAATAAAAGAACCAGGTTCCTTTAAAGCTTCTTTCTTTCAATTTCAAGAAGTTAATGTTTTAGCAGCACTAAACAATAAAAAAGATTTTTCAATCCTTACACAAGATATAGGACAAGATTCAATATACGGAGATAGTGCTTCATCCGCTCGTACAACAGCCAGTATTCTAGGTGGTAATAGATTGAGCATGAACGTTGCAGAACGTTATGCAGACTCACGAAGAACCATTAGAGGTGTTACATCTTTTGGTTCATTTCACCCAAAAGTTGGATACACAAACACACGCTCGTTTATTGGTACACAAAATATAACTCCCACACTAGCTAGAAAAAGTAGTATGGAAAGTTTGTTGGTATTTAGAAGAGATGGTGTTGGAATTGAAGGAACTGTAGCAGATGAAATTGTTGGATTTACAGATTCTCTTCATAGAGTAGAACGCTCATTAAAAGAAAAGAATTCTACATTAGTTAGACCAGGAGAAGTACTTAATCAACAAGCTTCTGGAAGACAATTTTTGTATGTTAATAATGAATTAAATACACGTATTAGTTCTGTTATATCAGCAGTAACTAGTTCAAGTGATAAATTAATTATTTCAATGGGAGAAATTTCATTACTTCTTAATAAAACAAATGAAAAAGGTCTTAACAACGTTTCAGAAATGAAAAATAAGTTAAGAACATTAGCAGAACAAAAACGATTAATGATTACAACGGATTCTAAAGGCTTAAATAGAGCTTTAGATTCTGAAAGTACTGACACTGATTTTATTGAACATTTAACTAAAAATAAAGCAATAAATACAGCAACTACATCTTTTCATCATGAAAAAGCAATAGCTGTTTATGGACAAAACCAAGAACTTAAATTCTTAAGTTTAGGTTCAGCAAACATGTCTTCTTTTGCAATGTTACCAATTGGTCAACTTGATGATGAAACTCAAACAAATATAAAAAATAAATATAACGGTTTAAGTCCTAATGAATTATTAGATACTTTAAACACAGAAGCAACAGTTGCCTTTGGTACTGGAAAATATGCTGACTCTACACGTCATTCAGAAAGTCAGCAAGTAATGAGTTATTTGGATAACGTTAATAAATCAGGTTTACTAAGACACTTTAATAATTTAAGTGCTGGCTTTATTGAAAATAAAAGACGTTTTTATTCTGGTACATTAGCAGATAAATTTTCGGATGTATCTGGAATAGATAAATTAAAAGTTTCTCTTCAAGAAATAAACAAAAGAATTGGATATAATGCTGTTTCTATTGAAGATAGATATAGTCTTGATTATACTAAAACAATTAAAAAAACAGGCTTGCGAGTTACTGTAAAAGGAATGGATGATCTTCATTCATTAACAACAGACTTAACTGTAAGCGCATCAGGTTCAGTTATTTCAAATGATTTAAATAAAATCATTGGTGGAAGTATATTTGTAAACAAGTCTACTTCTTCTAAAAATATATTTGGAAAAATATTAAAAGCTGGTCATTCAACAGAACTAAGTGGAATAGAAACAGCAACAGCATTAATAGGAACTGTAGCTAGAACATTCAATTATCAAACTAGGAATGATTTAGCTACAAAAGTATTTGAACAAGCAATAGCAAATGATTCGTCTAAAGAATTTCTAGGGCGTTCTGCTAGAAAATTAATTAGTAATGTTTTTGGAGAAATAATACCTGATTTTGTTAATAGTTCTGGAGGCACTCCATCACTTTCTTCTTTTATTGGTCAAATAGATAGTCAAAATAATACTGAAGCTTATAGTCTTGCATTAGAAAAGTTTGCTTCTGGTTTATACGAAGGAAGTACAGCAAATAATCTTTCAGAAGCAGAAGTTAGTGCAAGAAGAAATATTTTAAATCCTGTCTTTAACTTATTTACTAATAAATATTTAAAAAATTCTTCTTATAAAGATGTATCGTTTGTTAATAACTTACTGTCAACTTTAGATTCAGATTCTGAAGGATTGTTAAATGATGTAAAGTTATCTTTATTATCTAACGATGAATATTATAGAAAACAATTAAAAGATATTACTAAAACTCAATCAAGAGCTGTATTAGGCGATTTAATGGCTCCTTTTTTAGGAGCTCATGAACTAGGCTATAGCAGTATGCAAGTTAAAGCTCGTAAACCAATATATGGTTCTGAAAACAATTTTATCGATGAAAATGTTGATTCACCATATTTTCGTTCAATGGAAGAAGGATTATTAAATCCTTTAACATTAAAGCATGGCACTTACGTTGGAGAAGCAGGTAAATATACTAGATTAATAAATGCTGTAACTCCGTTTTCTCCTTTAAAACTTCCAGGAGTTGGTGGTATTCAGCAACTTAGAATTTTTGATAGTGATGTAAATTCAGGTGCTAGTGTTGCAAGTAGTAATGAAGTATTAATGCGTTCAACTAGTGGATTAGCTTTATTTACTAATGCTGGTTTAAAAGCAGATACAGAAAAATTATTAAGACTTAATAGTGGTGGATCTTTAACTGATGAAGAACTTCAACAACAACAAGAAATAAATTCTAGAGTAAACGGTTCTCTTTATCATGTGCCTTTTCCAAAAGCAGAGCAAATTCCACAACGTTTAAAAAATGTTTTAGGTGCAAGACCAGCTTTTGAAATAGACGAAACTTTTGCTTTTGCTGCTAGAACATTAGATGTAAATAATGTTGTTAGTAATCTTTCTCCAAATAAAATGATTGCTAGCAGATTAAAAGAAGTTTTACCTACTGAACAATTTGAACAAGCTTTAGCAAAACATAAAGAACTAAGTAAACAGTTAGGTCGTAATGCTACTTATTATGAATTACAAGAATATTATCGTGGTCAAGAGTTAAACCCATTTACAGATCAACATGGTTGGCTTGGTGGACGTTCTATGAAAAGAATTGCTCTACAAGCTGGCTTTAGTATGATGTCTGACTTTGCTTTTGGAAACGCGGGTTATAAAAACAGTCTTGGTAGTAATTCTATTATTAGATTAAAAATTCATCAAGATGCACAGTTTGATATTGATAGATTGCAAGATAGTATTACTCAATCATTAAGTAAAGGTTCTGTTTTAACTACTAAACCTTTATTAGTAACAGACCCAGCACAAACTAAAACTATAATTGATACGTTTAATGATGGAACTTTTAATACAACGTATGGTAAAGATTATCTTGTAAAAAATAATCAAGTTTTCAGAAAAGAAGGTTTGTTTTCTTTAATTAATGGAAATTATGAAAAAACAGGAGATTTTACCGAAGATGGTTTTGTTAGATTACGAAATGTTGAAACAGTAAAGCGTACTTCATTAGGATTAAAAAGTACGCCAATATTAATTAAAATGGCAGCGTTTGGTAAACGTCATCAAAACGGTGTAACTGTAATTTCTTCAACACCTCATCTTCAAATTAATGCTCGTGGTGTATTAAATGTTGAAGCTGAATCAATGACTGTTTATGACGACACATCTAGTTCTAGAGTAGCAGGTTCTGGTTTAGCAAAAGGTCCAGTGTTTTATGTTGAACAAGAATTGTTTAATAAAACACAAAAAATGTTAAATGAATCTGTGACAGTTATTGATAATCAAACAAAA